GCAGAGCCAGAAGGCCGACAACGGCAAGCCGCTGGTGATCCGCGCCGCAGAACTCTGGGTCCCGCCGTCGCTGGAGCAAGCCGCGCTGGAAGTCATCCAGGCTGACCGCCTGGCCAACGGCGCGAGCAACGTGATGCGCGGCACCGCCAAGGTTGTGGTCTGCCCGTACCTGGGCTGACCACCAAACCCCGCCCGCACCACCTGACCCAACCCGCTTCACCGGAGATTGCCCACATGGCTACCGCCAAACCCCGAGGCCGCCAGGCCACCGCAAAACCTGCCGTCGTCAAGCCCGACGGCGCCAAGGCCCTGAAGGTCGTTCCCAAGACCGACGGCTTTCGTCGCGCCGGCCGCGCCTTCGCCGGCGAGACGGTGATTCCGCTGTCCGAGCTGACCGATGAGCAGTTCGAGCAGCTCACCACCGAGCCGCAACTGGTGACGATGCTGATCGACCTGCCCGGCGCGCCGGACGAAGCCAGCCAGGCCGGCGCCACCTGACACCTCATGCGACGGGCGCTGAACCCCATCTGTTGCGTCTGATGGATGGGGGGAGCCTTGCAGACGCTACCGCCCAACCTCTGCCGGGGCTGGATAGTGCGGGAACCGGTTTTGGTCTAGCCCCGGCATTTCTACGGTCTTTCCCATGTCCTACGCCACTGCCACCGAACTGCTGATCCGCTTTGACTTCGACGAGATCTCCCAGCGTGCCGATCGCATGGTGCCGCGCCTGGTCACCGATGAGATGCTTCGGATTGCGGCCGCCGGCGGCGATCTGAGCGGCTTCACGCCCGAGGAGCGCGCCGCGATCGCGCGGGCCATGGAAAAGGTCGACCGTGCGCTGGCCGATGCGCGCTACTACCTCTACGACGATCAGTTCACCGAGACCGTCAAGCAGCGCTATGACGCCAACATCAAATTCCTGATCGGCGTGGCCTCGGGCGATGTGAAGCTGGGCGTGGACGCAGAATCGGGCGTTGAACCTGCCGGCGGCGCCGGCGCCGAGCTGTACACCGCCGGCCGCATCTGGGATCGCCGCTCCTCGGGAGGGTTTCTCTGATGGTGCAGGCCACGATCCGCTACGAGGGGCAGCGCGGGCTGGATGCCGCCTTGGCCCGCCTGGCCGCGCTTGGCCGCTCGCCCCGGCCGATCTTCAAAGCGATCGCCAACTACGGCGAGTCCTCGACCCGTCTGCGCTTTGAGCGGCAGCGCGGCCCCGATGGCTCGGCCTGGAAGCCCAGCCGCCGGGTCCAGAAGTCCGGTGGACAGACGCTCGTCAAGAGCCGGCGCCTGCTACGCAGCATCACCAACGTCTATGGCGATACCTACGCTGCCTGGGGCAGCAACGTCGCCTATGCCCGCATTCATCAGCTGGGCGGCGACATCAATCGCGCCCCGTATTCCACCCGCATCCGCCTGCGCACCGATGCCCGCGGCAACCTAGCGCGCCAGCCTGGCAATCGCAACCTGGCGGTGTTCGCCCGCGATAGCCACAAGCGGGCCCGCACGAGCTGGCACGAGGTTCGTGCCTACAAGATCCGCATGCCCGCCCGGCCGTTCCTGGGCGTGAACCGTGAGGACCTGTGGTCGATGGGCCGCCTGACGGTGCAGACCATCCAAGCGGCCGAAGGAGGTGGCGGTGCTCGGTAAGCATGAACTCGCCCTGATCGCGGCCCTGAAGGCGCGCCCGGGCATCCAGAAGACCACGCGCACGGTGGGCAGCCTGCCCACCGTTCCCGATGACGCCAAGCTGCTGCAGCGCTACCTGGTGGACGCTCCCGCCCTGTACGTCACCGAGGGGGTGTACCGAATCGTGGATGACATGGGCGTACTGGCATTCACCGTCGGCATCGTCGTGCGCAACGTGGGTGGCAACACGCAAGCGCGCCTTGGCGATGGCCAGTCCATCAGCGCGGATCAACTTCTGACGCTGGTGATCCGGGCGTTGCATGGCCGGCGCATCGGCGATGCGAGCTGGAACATCCGCCGTGCCGAGTACCTGGAGCCCGTCGACGTGTTCGAGGCTGCCGGGCTGACCGTGGTTGGCGTGTCCGTTGAAAGCACGCCGATGGCGCTGCCGGACGATCCCGAGGAGCTCGACGGTCTGGGCGATTTGCGCCACGTCCACCTGGACATGGACATCGCCCCGCATGCGAGCCGCGAAGAGCACGAGAAATGGCTCGCCGAGCCCCCCGATTACTCCACCGACCGGCCTGACCTGCAGGCAGACATTCCGCTGGCTGGCGCCGGCACCGAAAACTGACATCAAGGATCCCGAATGCAGACCGTCACCCTCAAACCCGCCATCGTTGATGGCGAGCCGCTCAAGGTCCGCAAGCCCCAGGGCGGCTATCTGGCCGCGCAGGGCGAGCCCATCGTGCTGACCACCTACTGGCGCCGGCGCCGCGATGACGGCGACGTGACCGAGGTCAGCGCCGCTTCGCAAGCTACCGATCCGGCGGATACCCCGCCGGCGCCCGCCAAGTCCGCCTCGGCCAAGGGCACCAAGCCCGCTGCCGAGTAACGCTCCAAGGAACCGCCATGCCGGACAACATCATCTTCAACACCATCCCGACCGACATCCGTACGCCGGGGCAGTTTGTCGAAATCGACAACGCCAAGGCGCTGCGCGGGCTGCCGTCGCTGAACCGCCGCATCCTGGTGGTGGGCAACAAGCTGCCCACTGGCACGGCGGATCCCCTAACGCTGTACCGCGTAAACAGCGGTGACGAGGGTGCCACGCTCTTTGGCCGCGGCAGCGTCCTGCACGAAATGCTGCGCCTGGCGCGTGCGGCCAACAAGACGAGCGACATCTGGGCGCTGGGCGTCGAGGACCTCGCGGCGGGCGTGGCCGCCACCAAGACCATTACCGTCACCGGGCCCGCGGCCGCCGCCGGCACGATCGCCCTCTACATCAACGGTCAGAAGCTCTCGATCGGGGTGGCTGCTGGCGACGCCGCCTCGGCCGTCGCCACGGCGATCGCTGCGGTCGTCAATGGCTACCAGAACGGTCCGGTCACGGCAGCGGCCGCGGCCGGCGTGGTGACGCTGACCGCGCGCCACAAGGGCGCCTTTACCCAGGGCATCGGTGTGTTGGTCAACTTCTATGACGACGAGTCCCTGCCGGCAGGGCTGACCCTGGAGATCGCCAACGGCGCGACCGGTACCGGCAATCCGGATGCCGCGGACGTGGTGGCGGCAATCTCCGACGAATGGTTCTACACCATCATTTCGCCCTGGAGCGATTCGGCGAACATGGCGATCATCGAGGCCGAGCTCGCCAGCCGGTTCGGCGGAATGGACATGCGCACGGGCCACCTCTTTACGGGCGTGGCCGGCACGCACGCCCAGCTCAGCACCTATGGCTCTGCCCGCAACAGCGAGAACAGCTCGTTCATCGGTGTGAAGAACCCTCCCCAGGCCTCCTACCTGTGGGCGGCCGTACACGGTGCGGTGGTCGAGTTCAACGGCGCCATCGACCCGGCACGCCCCTTCCAAACGCTCGACCTGCCGGGCCTCTTGCCGCCGAGCCCGAAGGATCGCTTCCGTCGTGAAGAGCGCAACCTGCTGCTGCACGATGGCTGCAGCACCTTCACCGTCTCGCAGGACGGCATCGTGCAGATCGAGCGCGTGGTGACCACGTACCAGACGAACGCCTGGGGGATCGATGACGTCTCGTATCTGGACGTGGAGACGGTGTGGACGGCGGACTACATGCGCTATGCCTTCCGCACGGCCGTGGCCAGGAACTTCCCGCGGCACAAGCTCGCCGACGACGGTACCGACTTCGACCCGGCCCAGCCGATCGCCACGCCCTCGATGATCGCGGGCGTCCTGATCGCCACGGCCAAGTCCCTGGAGAAGGCAGGCCTTCTGGAGAACTTCGAGGACTTCAAAAAGAACCTCATCGTCCAGCGCAGCATGGTCGATCGCGACCGTGTCAACGCCGTCATCCCGCCTGACCTGGTGAACCAGTTCCGGGTGTTCGCGGGCAGCATCCAGTTCATCCTGTAAGGAATCGAGAACATGCCTCAAGTTACTGGCCGAGTATTCATCAGCGTGGGCGGCCGCCGCCTGCGCAGCAAGCCTGGCGCCACGCTCGATATCGGTGGCGTGCGGCGAGATCCCGTCACCAGCGACAGTGGCGTCGATGGCTACACGGAATCGACCACCGCGCCGGCGGTCAACTGCACCATCAGCCACATGTCCGGCGTGAGGCTGGCCGACCTGGCCTCGATCCGTGACGAAACCATGCGGTTCCAAACCGACACCGGCATCGGCTACACGATCCGCGGCGCCTGGTTGGCCGCACCGCCCACGCTGGGCGGTGGCGGCGAGGTCACGCTCGCCTTCAACGGCGTCGAGTGCATCGAGGGCTAGCCCCCCCCTGTAAAACCGTTTCAAGGAACACCATGAAAGACTCCCTGACCGTTATCAAAACGCTGCCTTCGCCCTGGATGGTGGGTGGCAAGCCCGTCACCGAGATCGAAATTCGCGAGGCGTCCCTGGGCGACTCGCTCGAGGCCGAGAAGGAAGCCAACCCGGCCCTGCAGCCGACCGCCTTCCAGGTTGCGCTGGCCTGCCAGGTGCTGGTGCGCGCGGGCGATGACACCGGGCCCTTTGTGCCGGCGCAGTTCAAGACCCTCAAGGGCAAGCAGTGGGCTGTCTTCCGCGAGGCCATGCAGGAGGCTGAAAAGCTGGGGGAAGACTGACGCGCGGCCGCGAGGGCGCGCTGCTGCAGATCATGCTCTTAGCATCCCGGCTCGGTTGGAGCCGGGCCGAGATCCTGGCGCTTCCCTTGGCGGAAGCGCAGTTTTATGTAGATCAGCTCACTAAGAAGAGGTCCGGGGAATGAGCGAATTCGTCGTTGGGGTTCGTGTCGATGGCACCGCGGCCGGCCTGGCCAAGGCCGCGCTGGAAGCCAAGAAGGCCCTTGACAACATGGCCGTCGCGGGGGCCAAAGACCTCACCGCTATCGGTCGTGCTACCAAGCAGACCGAAACCTCGCTCGTGAACATGGCGACGCGCACTCAGCGCGAGTTCGCCCGCATGGCCCAGGCGCGGGAGACCCTGGGGATTCGTTCTGAACATCGCATCCAGCAGGAGATCCTGCGCACGCAGGCCGCCTACCAGCGCCTGGCCAGCAGCGGCACGATGACCTGGCGCGAGCAGCAGCGCGCCGCCGAGCAGATGCGCCAAACGGTGGGCCGGCTGAATGCAGAAATGGGCGTCTACAGCGGAAAGCAGCGCCTGGTCGCCGGCGCCCAGAAGGCTGGCCTGATGGCGGCCGGCGTCATGGCGGGTGCGGCGGTGGTGGCGCCGAAGGTCAATCGGGCGTTTTCCTACGACGAGCAGCTCGCCCACATGGCCAACACGGCGTATGGCGACCCGTCGCTAGGCGCGGAAGAGGACAGGAAGCGGCGGTTTGCCGGGCGCCAAGAAATGGATCGCACAATCCGTGAGGCTATCCGATACGGTGGGGGGACAAAGGAAAGCGCCTCTGCAACGCTGAACTCGTTGCTTTCGTCGGGGCGCTTCAACGCCGCGGATTCCACGATCATCTTTCGCGAGGCTCAACGCGCCGCTACAGCGAACCAAGCGTCGGGAGACGACTTTGCACAGATCGCATTCGCTGCCAACGCGAGCATGGGGATCAAGCCACAAGATATGGCAAGAGTGTTCGGTGCTGCGACGTTCGCCGGTCAAAGCGGTGCTTTCGAGATCCGGGATCTGGCGGCCTCTCTTCCCAGCCAGTTTGCATCAGCTCGGAACATTGGCTTGTCAGGAGTCACCGGGGTGGCCAAGCTCGCTGCCTTGAACCAGGCAACAAGGCTGACCGCAGGGACCTCTGCGGAGGCTGCAACGAATACCGAGAACCTCCTTACAAAGATGGGCGCGCAGGACACCCGAAACAACTTTGCAAAGCTGGGCATTAGATACGACAAGAGACTTGCGGAAGGCCGCATGAAAGGTCTGGATGCTCTCGATGTGACCGCGAACATCATTGAAGAGCAGCTGGCAAAGGACAAGAACTACCAGAACGCACTCACGAAGTATCGGAATGCTCCCGAAGGAAGTGAGCGGAAAGACGCCCTTGCGTCGGTGATGAATATCGCCCAGGGCAGCGCCATATCGACGCTATTCCCCGACAAGGAGGCGATGAAGGCACTAGTTGGATTCCTAGCTGACCGCGAAAACGTCAACAAGATCGCCAAGGATTCACTGCTATATGGTGCCGATGCAGTCAACCGAAACATGTGGACGGTCGAAGACTCCCCCACTTATGCGCTCAACCAGGCAAAGCAAGCGGAAGAGTTCGCAAACTACGATGCGATGATGAAGCTTGCGCCGGTTACCAAGGCAGTTGCAGACAGTTTTGCTGACCTGGCCAAGAGCTCGCCGCAATTGGCTGCCGCGATCAGCGGCTCGATTACGATTCTTCAGGGCTTGGCGGTTGGTGCTGGGGTTGTCGGGTTAGGCGGCGCGGCGTTAGGCGTTGGCAAGGTCGCAAGCTCCGTCGGGGCCGCACGGGCCGCCAGGGCCGCGGCA